GGACCCATCGTGTTGCGATGTATGAAGTATGGACATCCGAACAATCCCTTCGGCTGCTCGCCGTGGTACGACTTCCAGAAGCTAAATGACCTGGCGCACATGGCAGCCGAGTACAACTGTTACATCGACTTCACCACCGCCGACAATCAATACGTTCTGCCCAATCAAGCCGATCAACAGCGGCACCAGAATGAATCTTGCTCGGCGATCACCGTGTTTCATTTCGACGAGACCTGCAACGAGCCATTCAAGAACGGGATTGACGTCAATGTCGTCAAACCGCCATCCACCGGCATGAACCTGCGCGATAGCGGCATGTACTATGAAATCGGCGGACCAGACGGCGGTTGGCGAGAGAGTACCATTCTCGATTACGTGTCAGGGCATTTCACTCGATCGCGGGATATGGATCCACGATTTCCTAAATGGCTGATCGACATGAATGATCAGCTTGCCGTGATGCGGTCGCATCTTCGACGGGCTTCCGTATTGAAGGAGCCGATTGGTTGGGGTGATCCCAGTCATCCAAGTGGACGATTTAACGACCCATATCTCGCAAAGCTCATGGGTCAGGTTGCATCATACGGCGGCATCGTGTTTCATTCTACGGTTGGTGTATCATCGGATGGTTGGGATGAGTCCACGAAGAACGGTGCTTTCGCGTTCTTTACCGGTGTTGCAAACGCCTTGCGATGACCGACAACAACGACCCGTACGAACTTTGGAGTGAGGTGATTCGAATAACTTACGTTCGTGAAGAGATCATTCATGAGGATATGTTGGTAGGCTATCGGTGGCATGATCGCGATTGGCCAGACGGTTGTTCCTGTGACTGGTGTGCTCTCTCCGGCCGGGAGATCTCGTAGAGATCCCCGGCCACAACCTTCCCTCCTAAGGCGTCAGACCCGAGCTCAGGCCACAGGCCTTACCCCCCGGCCGGAACCCACCCTTGCCCACCCTAGGCTGAAGCCGGACCCTTCCCGGCTCACCCGGCTCACAAAGCATGAGCAAGGTGGGGCGATCTCTGACCTCAGACGGGGGTAGGTAGGGGCAAGAACCGATGGTTCCTAGACCATTTGCCCTTAACGCCTGTAGAATGAATAGGTTACGGCTGAGAATTCCTGTATGGGGAAGGGACCGTAACCCCTGTAGATAAAGGGATTACGGCCGAGGGGTGGGAACGACCTTCAGGGCCACCCGGCCAGGGACCGGGGGAACCGGGGTGGGGGCAGAGCCGGACGCGGCCGATGGAGCCGGTCTCAACACGGATGCGAGTTTGAAGTTCTTCTGTCCTTTGATGCGACGCAAACGGATTTGTAATCCAGTTGTACGTTGTCGTTCTTCATCAGTGGCATAGAGTCCACAGTTGGTAATGCATTCGTGCACGTAGTCAGAGACACGCCACTTGTGTTTGTATGAACTGCCGGTCCGCACCACGATGTCAAGTACGTGCAAGTCCTGTAATAACCGAAGGACGGTAGCCACCGGATATTTGGTCATCTTCGCAAGTTCATTCGTGGACACCGGTCCTCGGTCCCACGCAATATGTAAGGTCCGCAGTACGTCTTCCGTCCGCTGCATCACCGTATCGAGCATGACTTTTTTTACGATAATGAAGTCATCTTCGGTTACGTGATCTCGTTTATGGAGCATGGCTAACGACCGAGCGAGTTTTGCGAGTTGAATTCCTAACCGGCTGCCGACTTCGGCCGACGGTCTGGATGTCATGATCTCGTTGCGATACGAATCCCTGGAGACCGTGCCGCGCATCCTGGCTCCGAATCGGCCAAGCCATATGATCCGGTCTTTCAACACCGGGGGAATGTCCGGTAACACGGTTCCTTTCAACGATCGGTTGACGAACTCTCGCACCACATCTCGAATCTCTTTTTTCATCTTCGATTCGCGGTCGGTATTGTCGATCGCTCTCGAGATGATCGCGTACTCGTCCGGATGACTGAGATTGTCAGCCACACTGAACTTTAGGAACCGTTCCCCTAGTTGGGCATGACGATAGCCCATGTCATAGATCATCGGCGTTACGGCTGCAATGATTGTGAACCGAGATTTATATGCGCGTTCTACCCCGTTGCCGAAAAACTTTCCACAGGTGCCATCATACGCGTCACGCAGGATAGAAAAGATTTCTTCCTTCTCTTGATCCTTAGCTCCCATTATTGCCGTGAAGTCTTTGATGACCAATACCTTACCATCAAGTTTGGGAATTAAAGACGCATCCCCTTTCGTACCGGGAGCGTTGAATCCAGAGATCAACGCATGGGGCGTCACCGTGCTGACCGCGTAAACATCTTCACCAAGATCACTCAGTGAAGAAATAACTTCAGTTTTAGCAGATCCCGGTGGGCCTACAATAAATAACCATACCGGTGGACCTTCAAGTCGCTGAGAGACGAGCGTGCCGAGCAGGACATCGATCCCAGCCGTACTGTCAAGGAAGAGCCACTTGCGAAAGACGTCATGCACGTCATCCAGTGTGGGCGGTTTCTTCCAGACAAGTTTCATCTTGCCTTTCTTCCGCCGGAGGATAAACGTTTCCGGTCTCGCTGGAGGGAGTTCATGAACCCGAGGCTTCGATTCATAGAGTCGAGTGAGCCGGGCCCATGATTTCTTCGGTGTACGCTTCGTAAGACCGTAAACGATCCAATCTCGAACATCGAATCCTTCGGGCAAGTCTTCCGGCCAGTGAACATAGGTGACGCTCTTGGCTACTCCAGCCAACCGCTTTTCCACCATCTGTTCACCGGTCTCACCCGCATTGTCCTTGTCATAATGTGTATGGACATCCCGTCCTACGAACCATGGGATCCATTCCGGCTTAAAGATGCCGGCACCGGGTACGCCGACGCAGATGCCGTTGACGCCAATCTTTTGCATGATATAGGATGCGGCGATCGTGTCCCACTCACCTTCAAACAAATAGATGGGTTCAGATCGTCTGCCGATACGCTCGGCTCCTAACAATCCTACTTGACATCCGGCCGTCGAAATTATATTACGACCGAGATGATATATGCGGATGTCTACTACATCACCACTGACGTTTCGAATGGGGATCGTGTAGTTGCGACCGTCCCATCCGATCTGCCAATCCTTGAAAGCCTTGATCGGAAGATTACGGTCATCAGCAAGCCGTTGGAGAATCGGGTCCGTCATCTGATGTACGTACTGTTTAGAAATCTGATGAAGGAACTGCGGGATGTTGCCAGACAACCCGGCGGTCTTGCTGTCCCACAATCCGGTCTTCACGTTCACGTAAAACTTATCTGGCTTGCCTGTAAAAGGGCAAGTGCCGTAGCGCTCGTCGCCACGCTCACCGGTGAATTCGACGCCATGCGTTTCAAACGGACGAAGCTTCGTTGACGTGGATGCCATTAGAGTGAAATCTCTTTCGCGTCTGACCAATTGGTTTGCGTCCACTTCATGCCAACCGGCAAAGGGACGGGAAGATTAGGCACGACATGGGAGTCTCTCTGCATGAGTGCGATCATCTCGCGCATCAACCGTTTACTGTGGTCGTCCGGATGAATCTCGGAGATCAGTTCATCATGCACGGTTCCGATGACGCGGGAGCCAAGGTAATCGTCATTGCCATCTTCATCTCGAGACCACACACCGGGATAGTTCTGAACGAGATGTTCATCAACCCTGACTATGGCACGTTTCATAATTTCTGCGCTGCTGCCTTGAATCTGATAATTCACGGCCTTGTACGCGAACGCTTTATCAATCGGATATTCCCGGCCGAAGAGATTGACAAGCACCCCGGTGTCCCGGACTCGACCAATCGTTTCATTCATGTACTCGCGAACACCCGGCAGGTTGTTGTTGAACTCGGCGATGAATCGCTTGGCTTCTTTCTGACTGCATCGAATCAGGAACGCGATCTTCGCCACACCACCGCCATACAATCGCGAGAACAGAATCATCTTCGCCCGCTGACGCCACCACTTGATCAGGCACCCCTTCTTATGTTTCGTCTTCTCATCATCCCACACGAGCACGAACTGTTTGTTCCGCACCATCTCCTGTTCGACTTCTTTCCACCGACCACAGGTGCAGAAGTCTTTCCGGTCATGCCACGCGGCTCGTGCCGTGGAGAGATGGAAGTCGCTGCCCGAGAGCAGCGCTTGCTTCATCGATTCTTCGTTGGCTTCGAATGCAAAAACCCAGACTTCAATCTGGGAGTAATCGGGCATGTACCAGAAAGATCCAGGACGTGGACCGTAGCACTCTCTCTGCCTCGCCCGAATGTGACTGTGGCGACGGCTTGTTTCTGCCGAAGCAATTTGCTGAGTGTTCGGATCGTGGCAAGAGTATCGACCAGTACGTGCGCCTGCGCTATCCCATGCGGGGTGGAGTAGAAAACTCCCATCCGCACGTCCACATTTAAAGAATTCATAGCTGTCAATATATTCAACGACCTTTTTGCCAGCCTTCCATTCCAACACGTGGCGACTAAGCTTACAGCCATCCGGTGCATCACCGTCAACATCGGCACCAGCTGCTGAACCTCTAGCCCAGACCATGAGTTGTTCGGCATCAATTTTCGGTTGCGGTCTTTCGTACTTGCCACCTTTCGTTTCATGCTCTGCCTCATATCCAAGTTCATTGATGAACAGCTTCACCAATTGCTTAGGTGACTGAAGATTGAGATCCCGATAGCCCATGCGGTTAATCTTCTTGCGATGATCCCGCATGTAGCCGGTATAGAATTTCTTTAGTTTCTGTCCGGCATCCGACAAGTAGGTCATGCCCACGCGTTCCATATCCATCGCGGATCGCATGGACCGGAGTTCCCATCGATACACTTCCCAGAGTCGGCCACCGAACTTTTTGTTGTGGTCGAAAATCTTTCGATAGAATCGATAGAGACCGGCCGTGCGTAAACCGTCTCCACCCCCGTAGATGTTGACCAGGTCTTCAAGTTCCGGTAACCAGTAGTCCGCTTCAGCCGGATGCTGACCGTGCGTCTCCTTCGTGGCAATGGTCCACTCTTTCGCTTTGGCTATCCGACGAGCCGGTCCCAATGCCCGTTTCAGTTCCAGTAAATCTTCGTCATCAATGCCGAGATACTTTTTCGCGAGTGGTTTCAAAGCGAAGGTGAATTCGTTTGTGGGGTTGGCGACCCGAGCCATGATTCTGGTATCGTGAATCTTGCAGCGCCAGTCTACTTCAATGTCCGGCTGAATGGTCATGGCCTTATCGAATCGGGCCATGTGGCAGACGACACGCATGTCGGGGTTGCCAACGACTTTCTTGAACCACCGGAGCTCGGCTTCGATGCCTTTGTACTTAACCTGCCGGGTGTAGGGGTTGATACGGGGTGCTCGGACCGTGACAGTGTCCCCATCAAGGTTCGTGAACACAAAGAGGAACGGTCGGTCCGGGTAAATCCTCCGTTCCTTTCGAAACGCGGATGGCCACGGCCATAGGCCGGTGGTCTCCGTGTCGAAGATTAGGGTGTTACGAGGAAGTTTAAGCACGGTTCGGCAATCCGGATCCCTTGCATTGTGAACACGGTTCTAATTTTGTATCATCCTGAGCATAGGAATGCCACATCTTACCATGGCCTTTGCAATTTTGACAAACCTCATCACGAAGTGTGACAATGATTCCGCTCAGATACGTAATCCGACGGCGTAGCTCCTGTGTTCGAGTCTCAGAGGCATACATGTCTTTCTCAGTCCGTTTAAGTTCTTCGCTGATTACGATATGGGCATCTTTAAGACTCATATTTATTTCCTCTCACATTCCCGACATTGACAAATTTGTTTGGATCCGATCCACGCGCATCCACAGCGCAGCTGAATCATCCAACGAGACGGATACCTTATCCCACTAAGTCGATGCAAGCTCCCGACAGCTGGCGCACCATTCCACCAGTAACAATCCCAAGGATAAATGCGGCAACGTCTGTCGGATTCAATTCGAGACCGCTCACACTGTTCTGGCGGAAGTATTCCGTTGCCTGCTCTGGTGTCCATCCCCGAACCTCCTGCACACGTTGATCGATGTAGGTGGACATGCCGGTCCCAGTCATCTTACCAGGACGGATGCCGATGATGCTAAGGTCTCGCGGCTTGGTCAATTCACGCGCCATCTGTTTTGTGGCCATATCCAATGCCGCCTTACTACAGTTGTACGCGAGTGAATGACGCATGGGACGCCAGGCAGCATCAGAAATAATATTGACTACAGTACCCGGCTTGTTAAAATGATCAAGGAACTTCTGGGTCATGAACACTGCGGTCATGAAGTTCACGTCCATGATGTGTTGGATGAACCCCGGCGTCAATTCTTCGAATGGACAGATGGCGTTCGTGCCTGCGTTGTTAATGAGCACGTCAATGGTGTCGAACATGCATAGGATTTCCGAGACGCATGTTTGAATAGGTGAAGCTTT